CGCCGGCTGGAGAATTTATCTTATAGGAGTCAACAGATCCTGAATCTGTTATAGTCATTGGAGAACCATCATGTGGAGTGAGCCACGAACCGGTGCCGAGCTGCAGGGAAAAGCTACCCTTTTTGATCTCGTCCTTCACTAAAAGTCTAGAAAAATTAAAGAATATAGCGTTATCGTGCTTTGTACCTCCATCACCGGATAGGTCTCCGTCCTGATCAAACCTCTTTACGATACTGGACGTATTGAATCCTGCTAGGACCTGGGCCATCTGATTATAAACATTAACCTTCTTTGATGTCTGGGCGGTGCCTGCAGTAGTGATCGCTGAAGAAGAGAGTGAGTTTCCTCCGACGGAGCTTGTACTGAAGCCCGCAGTAATGTCAAATATATGATTTGTTGAAGAACTTTGATAAGGGTAATCATATACAGACTGAAACATTCCGTGAGAAAACGTCTTTATGTTCACCTCTCTTCCTGAAGTGTTTACATTGTATGTTCCGGATACCAGAGTACCCGTAATGGGTATGCTCTCATGTAGTAATGTTCTTGATGTTGTTTTGTCTGTCTGCGTTAATGTTTTAAACGAAATTGCCATTTTTTTCTCCTACGTAAACTTTTAATTCATTTAATGCGTTCTATTTTAATCACGCGAATTTTGTTCCTTTTATTATTCTTATCGGAACGTCTATCGAAAACCCAGTGGTTGCGCCGGCGATCGATATTGTAGTATCTATAAATTTATATTCTTGGATGTTACCGCCGCGGTGGGCAAGATTGGCGCCTGTGTTGCCAAATTCGTCAAATAAACTCTCCCCTCGCTGGACTAGGTCCGATGCCCTGGGGACTAGTCTCAAGACTGAGCCCAATGGGCCGTCGAAAACTTCTCCGTCTTTTCGTAAAGACAAGTCTGCTTGATCAGTAGAGTTTGAGATTTCTTCTCTCGAACGAATGGATGCATTTTCGAACTTATCTCGGGGGCCCATAATAGGAGAACCGAATTGGGAGTCTACTATATAATATGTTGCTATCCCATCATCATCTATAAACTGATGGTTTAATTTGGCCGCAGATATGCCATGATCAGCGGCACTCACCATGCCATCTAGGCTTATCAATCGATGATCTACTTTGACTATGAAAGAACGCTCTAGAAGTTCCCCGGGTAGATCATCGGCAATTGTCAAGCTTGAATCTCCTGAATCTATCCCCTGGTCGATGCAAATATGTGTCGTGACATTTGAGAATTTTCCGCGGACGCCGTGAAGGATTCCCGAGGCTGGGTTAGTCCGGACGTCGTTTGGTTGCTCTCCAATGTTATATGTCATTGTGTCCGCCATTAGGTAGAACCCAGGAAACCCAGCATATGGCGAGTGGCGAGGGTCAGTGCCGTTGACTTTCAAAGTTGGCAAGTATAAAAGACTATCATCGACAAGTGTCATCAATCTAGATTTCATAAGTGACTGATCGCTAGTAAACGCCTCCAATAGCGGAGTTTGCATGATCTCCAAGTCATAAAATGCAGACCCTCTTGTGTCGCCCGGGGCCCAGAGGCCATAGTTTACCTCCTCGTCGCCGAGAGCAAACTTTGCTATGTTAAAATTACCTGCTGCTAAGCGCTTGCGACCTAGGTCTGTCAATACGGCATCAAGTATAATATCGCCGGAATTGTCTAAAAATGCCATTATGGTGCTCCTTTTTGTCTGAAATCATTAATAAATAGTATTTTATCAAAGAATAATTCTTTTTATTTGCTTTAAGCTTTTTCATTTTCGATTGACTGTACTTTGTTTTTTGCACTTCTCAATCACTTTCATTGTTATAGTTAACTCCGGTGGGTACCTGGTCAGGTAGTCGAACACCTAAAGATGTTTTTATTACTTCAGATGATGAAGCCTCATTCCGCGTTCTTTGCGCTCGGTGTTCCTCAGTGAAACACCCGGTTTGTGCGCGTAGGCCAGGGATGGAGCCCAAGCCAATGGCTCCGGACCGGGCTTTTACCATATTTGGCAACAACTCTCCGTGATTGAGAGATAGTTGCGACCAGGTTGTCATTATCTGTATCTTTTTTCCAGTCACAGATGAAATTATCTCTATTAAAAACTTTTTATTCCACAAATTACTTTCTTCGTCCACGCCGAGATGTAGGTTGGTGGTACCCCTTGTCGTCTCAAGAAGTGATTTTGTGTCACCTAAATTATCTGAATATTCGCTTGCTTTGTTAAAGTTAATCGCCCGCTGAGGTGCCGCGGGCGCAACTGAAACCTGCTGATTGAAAGACAAGAGGTATTCTTGTGCTTGTTCTGCAAACTCATACTCCTCGATCTCATGATCCACGCCGTCGCCGAAGCTATTTAATCTGTATCGGTATACTTTAGTTGGGTTTGAAATCCCTGCGTAGTCTCTGGCTCGAAAGGTAATATAATAATCCCTGTTTGGTTCAACCGACTTTTTAAATGATGGGCTGTTGATTGTGGTCTCATACTTTCTACCTAAAATAAAATCTTGATACCTTGCAGGAGGATCGTCTAACACAAGAAGCTGATAGTGTGTTGGGTCCGAGTCTGATTTGTATCTCACCTCTGCATCCCGGTATACCCCAACATTTTGGGACATTTTCATATTTTCTATTATTTCCAGATCTTCTTCCAATATTGCTATTGGCTTCTCTAGCAGCTGCCCAAGGCGCGGGGTGAACCAAAGCCAGACTAAATCTGTTGTCAGTGTTTCTACAGGTAAGAACCAGACGTCTGGGGGCAAAGGTGGCGCGTCGACTATTAGCAATTCCTGCTGAAAGTATGGTGCTTCGACAAAAGACACGTTGTCATTTTGATATACCTCGAATTCAATTCCAAAACCACCTCCGACGTCATGAGCGATGGTTGGGTAACCCGAGCGATCTAAGATATGACGATATACATAATTCGACCCAAGAACCATGTTAACGGTATATAAACTGTAGGTGTATCTTTTTCCAAAGTTCACTTGTGTATCTATGAAATCTACGCGGTCGGTGTCAGGATCGTTAAAAAAGTAAAAGTTCTGAATTATGTCATTTGTTTGAGCATCTCTTTTTTCGAGTCTATAAGCTATAACTTCAGAATAAGATAATTCATCATTCATTATTTTCTTAAAATCCCTTTTCTTATTTGCAAGATGCGCTTTCATCCAGTTTTTAAAAAGAAATGTGAGAACATTCTGTTGGGTACTCCAGAGCCCGAGAAGGTCCGGGTCTTGCTCGCGCAGGCGCTGTTCTTGCATCCAGTTTTCAATCGCCAAGAAAGATAAAGGGAAAGATGCCGGATCTAGAATAAGTTTTAATTTCCGATAGAAAGAAGGATGATTAACTGGGTCTATATATTTTTCAAATTTTTCTAAAAAACTCTCGTATGTGTAAGGCCGGTGGTTGAGCGATGTTCCGTCGTTGGCTGATATACCTACAAAATCTGAAATCTTTTCGTCCAAAATCTGTGTATATATTGTTTCATTTGATGGAGATTCTACGTCTAACATTCCCAAAATCAAGGGGTCCATGTTTAGCTCCTTTGCTTTAGCTGCAATTGGGCTATCCTGTTTTATATCAAATGAGATCTTAGTGTAAAAATCGTAGTTCCTCCTGAACACTCTTCTAAAGGAAGAGTATTCTGAATCTGTATTGTTTTCAGAATTTGTTGCCAACAATGTAATATCATTAATCATTGATAGTTTATTTGCTGGAAATTTATGCGTTTGTACTCCCGGAGTGCCGGATTCGCAATATTCCGGGCGTTCCATATATTCCATTGCAAATTTTTCGTATAAACTCTTCTTCATAAGTTCGCTTTCTCTTGTGCCGTCGGGGCCCCGGGCGAGCATTTCCTGCTCTAAAGGTGTTAAGTGATCAGAAATGAATACTTGCATCGATGTAAGTTCGGGGAGCCGAATGTTCAAACCATCAGCCTCCTTGGCAAAAAAAGAAGCCGGTGCGTTGAACGCAGTATCCGTAAGCACAACTCCAGGGCCCTGTGTGCGGATTGACGATTTCATCCAGTCCCTTATTTTTTCATCATCGCGTTGGCCGAAGCGCTTGGCAACAGCGTTGAGGTCGAACAGACAGCGCACTCGGTTTTTCGTTAATATCGTGTTATCCTCCCATGCTGGTACGGTGGGGTCAACAATTACTCTGAAGTCTAAACCGGTCGAAGACAAATCTGGAACTAAAGAATTGTTAAATATATGATTGTGGCGGCCATTTTCGGAGAATACTTTACCGACAACGAAACGAAACGAATCATAATACTTTGAAGGCGCCGGGTTGTTATTAGTGTAAAAGGACTTCGCTGCATCGCGGCCGTCTCGCCAAGGTTGTTGTGCTCTGTTCACCTGTATTGAATCTGAGTAATATAGGTTTCTAGGGACCATGGTACAGACTCGTGAAATAGGCCGGTCTGGAAAATTTTGTTCCACACTTGGAAAGACAGGCTCGTCGAACTTAACCATAGGTGGGTCCGGCGGAACTTCTTCGCCGGGTTGAGGCCGGGGTGGTGGCTCCAATTCTTCACACGGGTTATCGATGTTTTCTGCCATCTTCTATACCTCCAAGAACATCACATTATTTACAGGTGGCGGCGATGATGCATCCGCAGGGGGCCGGCAACTTACGCAAATCAGTCTCTTGATACCGGGCCGAGCGTTTAGGTTTGGCGGGGCGGCAATATTAAAGTCGCTCATATGAATGCCGCGGTGACCAGGCAATATAATTTCAAAGTGGGCACTTTGAGTCTGATAGGGATCCCTAGGTCTCACATCTCTTGGTTGCGGTGGGACAGTTCCCTCAAACATATCAAAATAACTAGTGTTATAAGAAATTCTCTCATAAATCTTATTTTTTAGGTTCATCGAAGAGTGTACCGTTTCATAGAACGCCCCCAAAAGATCCCTCGTTTTAACAAGGTCTTCGTATTTTCTTTCGACCTCTTCAATGAAGTGGTCCTTATCTTTAGCAATATATATTGAATCACAAATTTCTTTTTTAATTTCATCGCTCAAATCCGTGTCTGTAAATTCGAGGCCTCGGGATAGGACATCATAATCTAACGAGTTCAATATTGTTCCCCCTCTTGACAAGCCAAGGGTTATGCCTCCTTGATATCTTTGTATCGCATGTGGATAATATGATGGGGGCTTGTCGACTTCTCCCGTTGATGGACCAGAGAAGTCTTGTTGGCTATTAAACAAATAAGATAATTTAAGATTTATATTTGCTTTTGTTATTGTTGGAAGCATGTTGTATTCCGCAATAGTCGACACCTCCCTAACCGCGGCTGGCCTATTTCTTCTTCTGTTTTTGCTTCTTTTGTTTTTTTGCTTTTTATTTGCTGTGCCTTTCTTTTCTGCGATCGAGACAGATTCCTTACCACCCTCTTCACTTGAGGCGCAGTCGATCGTTATAAATCGATTTGGTAGCAGTTGTAGGTTGCCGGAGTCAGAGAGGCGTTTTTTAATCAACTTCGAATAAGCCTTAATTTTCATTGAAGTGTCGTTCTTTAATCCCGGGGGAGCATAGTCTGATAACAAGGTTTCATTTGAAAACGCGTGAGCGTATACACCAAGGGGACTGCTGACTGTTATGGACTTGATCAGACCCACACCTGCAGTGCTCACCGCTGATTTTTCCGTATTTCTTTGGCTGTCGTACCCGACAGTCACTCCGGCTGAGAGAATAAGCTTGAGAGAGTTTATCATCTCTGCCATAATTTCAGCAAATTCACCTAGATCTTCCAATTTTGCACTATTCAAATCTAAAAGCCTCTTCAAATCGGTCATCTCGTCTTGGATTTCTTCTTTTTTGTTGCCAGATATTAATGTTTTTATTTTTCTAAAATGCTCTATCAGGCCCAGAACAGTATATTCATTTTTTGGGTCGACCTTAAAGCTCCCCACAAAGGATCTGGAATAGTAATCATAATTTCCCGTGACGGTCTGTCGCTCGGGGATTATTTTCATTGGTATTTTTGCTTCAAAGAGAAACTTTTCATATTCCGATAGTGCCTCTTTTGATGATCTATATAGGGATTCTATCATATCATAGATTCCGTCATTTAATATTAGGTCGACTACATAAGTATATTTTCCATAATTGATATTATGAAACAAGTCATAGTCACTGATAATAAACTGTCTTGAATATTTGGGCCCAGACTGAGTGATGTTGCGGCCTGATGCGTCGCGTGATTTGAGAGTTATCAGTTCAACCTCTTCCAGAGATCCCCTCTCGGACTTAGCATGAAAGAGTCGATGCTTTAGTTTGTTTTTAAAATCTGTCGACTTTTCGTCTACCTTTTTATCCGAAGAGGATACAATATATACATCCTGGCTATTTTTTTCATACTTTGTATATTTTTTACTCTGTCTTTCATTTATTTCATGTGGGCGATTGGTTACTCTTCTTCTTGAAATGTTTATATTTTTAATATTGCTCTTGTATATACACTCCGATACTATTTCTTCGTTTCCCAGTCGGTGGTGGAAATCCAAAACATACCCCAACCGAGATCGGTGTCGGACCGTATCTAGAAAGTTGATACCGGTAACGCAACCATAGTGACTTTCCTCTAGGGCTTTTGTGATTTCAACATCCGATATTAGGTTTATGAATGCCTCGGGAGAAGAGTTATAATCCACTATGTTAGGGCGCTTTAGACAATGTTCCCTTGCGTGGGTCAAAAGATTGTTTGTAAGGTCTTCCGCAGACTTAATTGCACTGTTGTGTCGCAGCGCTGATCTCAAATTAGAAACAGGACTAAGAAGTGCATGGTTGTGACCAACGAAAGACTGGGCTTGGCCGGATGCATCGATGGTTGTTTGGGTTTTTGCAATTGCGAGGTCCGATGACGTTTTGTAGTTCCTTATCTTTCTCACTTCGAGGCGGGGCCCGGGATTGGCCCGGGAGCCGGCTGACCATCCAACATATCCAGTTGGATCAGGGTCATCATCGGCCCGGTGGTGGACTGGCCCGAAATATGGTTGTAAAAGCGAGTCGCCAGAAACTGAACCGTACTCAGAACTAGCGCCAGGATCTCGGACATAAAATATATCAACAAACTCCGGAACCGATAAAATAGAATCGTCGGTTGTACGCGAAAGCATCAAATCATATGCGATATTAGCCCCACCGGTGGACCCGTCTGGCTCGGCGTTGGTAGTGACTCTCGTGTGAGCGAAACACACCAAATGCAAGTTATTGGTTTCCAGGTCTTCATACTCCTCTTCCGTGTTGTATCCTATCTCTACAGATGCTCGAATTTCATTTCTATAATCATTCGAAAAATCAGTTTCAGTATACCGTGTTGGATCCTCAATTGACAGGACTTCTCCAAGAGTCAAGAAAACTCTACCTCTCTGCTGAGTTTCCCCTCTAAGTATCGACTTAATCGCTGACTCTCGGAGCGCTGGATCTTTAAAATTTGTCAACAATCCGATATTGGAGTCATCCAAGACAATAAAATGGAAGTATAACAAATCTAGAATACTCGCGAGGCCAGTACGCGTCTGAGAGGTGTTCGGCAAATTTAAACAAAAATCTACTTTTATTTTTTTACTTGATGTTGATACGTGTATTTTTTTTGTTGTTATTATTGGAAATAGGTCCTGACCGTATGACATTAATCCTCACCTCTCTTATAATAATTACGCGATTGGGCACTTTTGTGTTCTATTTCTTCTATTTCTTCATCTGTTTTTATTGTAAAATATTTATTTACTTTTTCAGAAGTGTCCAATTTGATCAGCAGATCATCTGATTCTTCGGATTCAACAACTTCATATATATTCAAGTGAAAATTTTCAAGACCAGTGAAAACACTCATCTCTTGGATGTCTATTATCAGATCATCCGAATTTACTATAAGTTTTGAGTTATCTGAAAAGATAACTTCTTTTGATGTTATATCTGCAAAAATTTCGTCGTTCAAGATTCTAGTTTCACCTGGGGGGGAGAGATCGCCCCTATCCTCTCGGAGAATGTATAGCGGGTTAATATTTAATATGGGATACTTTTTTTGAATGCCGGAGCCGGTGAGCGTAGAGAACTGGACTGCTTCGATCTTCGACCCTTCGGTTCTTAAATCGAAACGCGGAGGCTGCTGCTTGAACGTTTCCTGATCTGATAAAGGATATAGCAATATTCTCTCCTGCACATGAGGGAATGCTGTCTTTTTTATTTCTTCAAATCTTGCGAGGTCACCAGAGTCGATGAGTGACGCTTCATAAGCATATCTTTCTTGTACGGGCAGGGTTAAATATTGAGTCTTTAGTTTTGGTGTTTCATCCAATATTCTTGTTTCTGTGTCGTTCTGATGCTCTGAAAAGCCCGCGAAGGCGGAATTGTACAAAATATCATCGTCAAAAAATTGATAATAAACTGGCTTGAAAACCCCTCTTGATAGTAGATTTTTGCCAAACTGGGTTAGTTCAACATCTATTACTTCTTGTTTTTGGTCGAAAAATGCCATAATCTTATTCCTTTATATATGATACGTGAATCTTATCATCTGGCTGCAAATCATAAGTAAACACTATCTTGTTTCCAGACATATTATAGTCGTCGTTTGTTCCAGCAACCTGTAAAATACCGTTTACATAAATAGCCTCTGTGTCAGACTTTAGAGAATAACCCGTGGGGAGCGTTATATTAAACTCGTTTGGAGAAGAGGGTAGCGAATCCACGTCTGATTTTATTTGCTGTCTTGTGACAATATTGTCAAGGGTTGTCAAGGACGCTGCCTTTGTTAACATGTCTGCTGTTGTCTCGGAAGAAATTAAATCTGGTGTATCCTGAATGATTGTCAGGTCCGGACTTGTTGCTGCTGGAGATCCGGGTGCACTTGAGAAAAAGTCCACTTTACTTTCCAGTTTAATCATTTCTATTATTGAAAAATAATCATATGGCCAATTGTAAGAATAATTAGAGAATAGCCGCTTTTCATCCTCGTCAATGTCGTCGAACGTAGATGTGGCCTTGGTTCCGAACTTTCTTGTGCCGGCTGCCGCCATTACGTCTTCCGGTACCTCTGATAGCGAGTCATTTATTATATTAGAATAATGTGACTCTGCTCTATACTTTATCTTAAAAACCAACCATCTCACGTTCTTTTCCAGAAATTCTTCCGGGGAATTAAAGACAGAATCTTTACCCCTAAGCCACGGTGAGTCGCCGGCAGAGAGAATGTGCGTAATATATTCTACGTCTGTCTCTGCATCATGATATGTGGGCTTCGAGTGTTGTGCAATTGAAATACCTTCCCCTCTTTTCGGATAGGTGTTTTGCCATATATCCGAAAGATCTTCCGAGGATAACTCTGCTTTAAATTGAAAAATATATGCAACGTGGGGGTCTATGTTTTCATTCCTTGTAAAGTCAAACTGAGGTGGTAATATATATTTATCCATCATTCTCAGCTGGTAAGCTGCGTTGTCGATTGATTCCAAGCCTACCGATTCGTGAAACTTTTCATACTCATCCTTTATGTTTTTTATCTCGCGCGGCGAGTTTGCGGTCCTAAGGGCGTGGACAAACTCTTCTCTTGCTCTTAGATTCAGATCCCATGCAGAGTTCCGGAGTCCCTCTTTGAGAGGGAACAGTTTCATATCACAATCATCTGATAGGTAGTAAGGTATGGCTATAACCGCCTCACTTATAACCTTTGATTTTGCAACTTGGCCGAGCTTAATCTCTTTGAACGGCTGTGCTTTCGGAACTCCAAATGTCAGGCTTGGAGAATCAATTTGATCTAAAAACCCAACTTCTGATGCAAGGTTTCCAAATGCATTATCCTTTACTTGGGCGCCCACTATGGTCAAATAATAGCCCTTATTAGAGTTCTCCAATAGGGTACCAGATTGATGCCACATTCCAGTAGATGAAGTAAGATAAGGAGTCGCAGACACTGCTCCAGTCTCGTAATAGGAGGTCTGATATCTATTTTTCCATGGAGACTGAGACACTTTTACCACCTGATCGTTTACAAGGTTTAACGCCGATTGTTCTGTTTTCTGAAAATCGAATACTGGTGTCTCCCACTTCGGGTTAATTACCCATCTGTAAAAATCCCTGCTCTCAGCAGGCACCAAGACTTCTTCTCCGGGTGGGCCCTGGTAGAAATGATTGTCAGGATACAAAAGTACAGATTTGTCAAAATCCAAACTGGCTGAAAGGACCATGGCTTCCTTGTAGTTTGAATTTAAACTTGAGTTGGACGGGGCCGGCATATTGTTGTAAGTGACCGCCATACCGTCAATAATCTCAGGGATTGTATAATTTTTGGTTTCTGAGGGAGTGAAAGTTATTTCAGCATGCGGTGCAGTGTTCGGATCCAGGAAAGGCGGAACAAATGGCAAATACCCATGCGAAGCATATTCGGTAGTAGTTTGCTTTTCCAAATAAGGTTCATCCGGAAGCTGAATGTTTGTGCCGCCGGCTAAGCCAATCATCTCATTGACCCAATTGTTTGATGCAAAGCCCGAAGGTATCATTGTATAGTTCCCATCGGAACCAGTATCTAGTCTGTAGATGCTTATTACACTCTTCTCAGCTGCTGTATCTTTAGTGCAGGATGCCGAAAGAGAAAGTTCGTTATGAGAAGATGATAAATTAATAATCTCATTCTTTGTTAGACAGGCCAAATTCGTTCCCGTGTGATTGCCGGTCGACGAATTGTATGTATAAGTCGATGCAGATAAATCAATATACCTGTTATAAGTCTCCGAAGTGCCGCCGGAGACAGCGGCGTCTGACTGTGATTCCAAAGTACTAACCACCTGCTCAATTGTGTGACCCGAGGCATTGAATTTTATTGGAAACGATACCGCTCCGAGATGGCCGTCTGCAGGGGAATGCGCCGTAACGTGTGCGATGTTAGTGTCGCTAGACCCTATAGCGCTGAAACTGTCAGTGTATAAATTGTTGACATTGTTGCCATACCAATTGTAATGCGACGCAGTGAAAAAATGAATAAACTCGGTTGGATATTTTTGTGTATTCACTTTTGAGAAGATAGAGATCGTTGCCCCATTGCGAAACACCTCCACCCTATTGCCGCCGGGGCCAGGAACAAACCAAGAGCCCGATGCAAGCATGCATTCGACGGAATACGCCATTTGCGCTGCTGTCTTATATGTTGTTCCAGAACCAGACGTACGAATATCAATGAATGGCAATCCTTTTGCAAGGCCGACTGCAGTTGCTGTTGAGCCGTGTTGAACCGCATCAGAACCACTCACCCTCCAAGCATGGTGGATCATATGATGTGTTGCTGCAGGGTCTGATATATTAGAATCATAAACTCCAAAAGGAAGTTGTATTGTGTTAGATGAAGAAACGGTAGACCAGTAACTCAACGAAGGTGTACCTATGCTGAAGTGTGTCCCGTCTGTTGCTGCATTTGGTATAAATCCATGAACAGTATTAAGAACATTAGAGGCCGATACAGCCATCTTAGATATAGTTGATGAATCATATGCAGACGGGTCTTTAAACACTAATTTTACGTAGCTGCCGGTGAAACACCTTGAATCATAGTAATAAATTGCCGCGCCATGGGTCGCGCCGGACACATGGAAATACTCGTTATCATAAGGAGTATATGAATCATAGGCGGAATCCACGCTCAGTGGTTGCAAATTTTCATCATAATTACATGATGCAGTAATACTCCAGGTATTCGTATTCCCCGCCGCTGATGATGTATTTGCTCGAAAGTCAATTGAACCGGTAGCATAAGTTCCCGGTATAGGTGTAGAGTTTAACACGTACGCGGTGAACTCTGGTGCACCTTCGTCGACGGCGGGGCCGAAGGCAGAGTGCCTATCGTACATGGATACGCTTTTGTTGTTTACATATACCCTCATTTTGTATGCGACGTCTTTGGTTAACAGTGGTTTCGCTGGTGCAGAAACGGCCGTCTGTAATTTCTGGTCTTTAAGAAAAAACTTTACCGTTTCTGCCGCGAAGTTGTTGATAGCGCTTCGGTATGGACGAAGGTCAGTTACAAACCGGGCCCAATTTGCAGAAAACTCTGCCGAGTTGTAAAGCCTAGCATTAGAAGAATTTAATAGGCCAAATTTAGGATCGTGTTCGACTGCCCTCATAAACATTCGATCCCCATACAATATACTTGAACTAGGGTGCGGTTCATTTTCGTATATCACCTGAGAAAAAAGCCTCTCCGGTTGGAGAAGATCATTGAAATCGACTCTTCTTTCCACGGATCCGGTGAGTCTAGGAATACCACTGTCGACAGTGTTGTTTACAATTGACCCCGTATAACATGTGCTTGCATCTAATTCAAAATCTGAAAAATCTGTGACCGGGCCTCGATCGAGTGCGGACCCTCCTGTCCAGCCGGTGTACGACACTCTGTCCAGAGTGAATGGCGTACCGCTGCCGCTTATTATTTCTTCCGAGGGTCCAGCAGATGTTCTGGTTAGAGATAATGTTTTGGTGGTAGAATTGTAGGACCCCGTTAAGGACCCATTGTGGCCGCCGATGGAGGCCATGGCAAGCTCTAGTTGATAGACGATAGACCTAAGAGTCGTCAAGCCGTCGACCTGTACTCTTACTATTGGGTTTGGAGTCGAAGATACAATATGTCCAGTGGCGCCGTCGGAAGCATTGTTACTAAACGAATACAGAATTCCTGAATTCTTGGATGCGTTGGTGTAGAAAACCACTGAGCCGCCATTAAACGTTTCATCATCTGAAATAGTGTTCGAGTAGCTACTAAAATTTATAGTACCTACTGCGTACTCTCCCTCCGAAAGGTGGCTTATTGCACCGTGGACACTAGAAGAAAAAATAGGATAATCTACTGCTAATCCCGATTTAATAGAGTTGAATAAAACACCCGGGGCGAACAGCGGTTTCGAGACTTGACCTTTAGAGTTTTCGATCTTAATTCTAATTGAATCTTTTGATTGCTGTTCTGACAACGATGCATTTTGTATATAACCTAAATCATAAGAGCTTTCTGGTAAATAATTCCTGTTAAATATCTCTGTAATCTGCACAGACCTTTCTGCAGGATAAAAGCCCCTATATGGTAACAACCTCTTTACTGCGGAACACCGGAGAGTCAACTTTCCCGTGTTCATATCGAGTCCATTTTCTTTCAAGTTATCCGAAAACGGTTGAAAATATTTCATAAAATCAGAATTTGAATAAGTCTTAAAGAATTGCTTCCCTATCGATAGTTCACCCGAAGAGGTGTGATATACTGCACCTGTGAGTTCAAGAAAACCATCTCCAATCTCTGGGTTTGAAAAATTACCGGAGGCGAAAATGTCTTCTATGTAACTGCTAATCTTAAATTCTGGAAGCAGTGAATACTCCTGACCCACTAGTCGAACCTCTTCTGCGAAATCACTATATTTGTCATAAAAAGGGCCAATGGTAGAGCTTCCTGTCGCCTCCCAAACAGCTTCGCCGGCGAGATAAACGTCCGATCCGGAGGCCTGGGGTACTCTTCTGTTATATATCGGAGCGTATGGCGGAGTACCCTTAAGGCCGTTGAAGCCCAAAGGAAAGATACTGTAGTCATTTTGAAGAACCCCTTCACCTCTCGTTGCCTGATCTCGTAGGCCGAGGAAAATATCTCCGCGTGTGAAGAAAGAAGATGTAATATTAACAGGGCGTTCTGAAAAATCCGCCCGGGAATCGAGTACCCATCGGCTGGATGTCACAAAAGATGACAATAATGGGGATGCTGTGGCGCCCGTTGTGTTGAGGTCTATGTGCTCATATGAATCATAATAACTATTCCTGAAGCTATTTTCTTTCTTTATTGCTTCTGACGGTAGGAAATATCTCCTCTGGGTATCACTCGTAATAAACCCTGAATATTTCACGTTTCCAGTGAGTATTAATTCTCTTTGTGTGCGCGATGATTTCCACCCAAAGAAATCGTACAAGCTTCTATCCCGGGAATGTTTCGTGAAGGTATTGATTTCTCTTGGGTATATTGTTTCAATATAATTTGCTTCCAGATAAGAGGCGCCTGGACGATTACCATTGTCACGTATAAAGTCATTAATAATACCAATATTGACACAAGATAAAAAAGGCGCCTCCTTAAATCTAATGTCGTCTGCCATCTCTTGGTTCGCAAAACCGGTTACAACATTTTGCACTGGAGCGCGCAAAGATAAACTCGGTATTGTCACAGAGAAGGGTCTATTTTGGGTCTTTGTTAGAAATTCATGAAGAAATTCGTCATTAAACCAGAGCCGTGAGAGAGCTAACTGAGAGATTGTTCTCGGAATTGGCGCGTCTCTTAGAAGTTCTATTCCAGACTCAGTGTTGTATGTGTGCATCGAGACTGTGATAGGATTAAACTTACATGTAGCCATTATCTCTTTATAATTCGAAACCTTTCTGGGGTGTTCTTTCGTATTATTGTCCTCTTTGGTTCTGGAGTAGTCGAACTCCAAACCGGCATAGCAGCTTGAAAATGGAAATTTGTTTCTCATAACGATCGATAATGTATTGTTTTTTCGGTGACTTCTGGTGATCTTGTGTTCTGATCCGCGGATTTGTTTCCAAGAGGGCCAACCATAGGGGCCCTGGCGGTTTAAAATAAGAGAATTAAGTCCTGTGACATCACCGTCAGTACGGCCATGCGAAGTGGATATTCCTTTTAAGAAATTATTATTAAAATAATATTCACTAACCAAAGGTCTCGTGCGAGTTACCGCGGAATATCCTGGGCGGCCGATGGATATACCAGCTGAGTGGCCTAAGAGGTTATTTTCAGAATCGGTCGGTTCGTATATATGAGTGTTCAGGCCCGTGAAGTCAACTGGGATGAAAGCAGGTGCATCGCCTTCAATGCTAGGATAATATGGCAAATCCAAAACCCCATACGCCGAGCCGAGCTTACTTGCAGATAAAAACTGTATTGTTTCGCTAGACTTAAGGCTTCCCGATATATCGAAAGTATGCTGATGTGATATGTTTCCATTTTTATCTAGAAAACTATAAACGTCCTCGTCGGCGGATGCGGCGATCCAAGAATAACTAAAATCATGATGAGGTATCTGATGTTGTATAAAGAGATTATCCGAGGTGTCAACTGGTATATCGCCTCCGGCGAAGGAGGCGGGGGAGTTTACGTCTGTAATAGATGACCAGTTGGATACTGCAATTTCCGTGTTTCCCTTTCTTCCCCCAGCAGCTTGAATCAGAGTGATTGCAGCACCGTCGCGCGATGCAGTAATTGTACCGTTATGTCCGTTTGATCCGTTGACGAGAAGTATAAAATTTTCAGCAGCAACGTTGGCGTTTGCGCCAGCATTGAATTCTAAAGCAGATGAGGCGCCGTAGTCGTTTTTGATAACATACGTTCTTGACAAGCCCGCGGTATTAACAAGAGTAATTGACGCGTTATTTACATCGTCAAATTCAGTATCCCCAAAAGTAAAAGAAGCACTGGCATGCCCAATCCCGGTGAGTTTTAGGAGATTTCTGTTAGTCTTGTGTATCGACTGTTGAGTGTTAGAGCCGGATCGGTATCCGAACCGCTCGGAGCGCTCGGTGGATAAAATATTATAGGTGTCTCTCACGAGTGAGTTTCTGTAATTGACAGTACTATATACTGAATATTCTGCAGCCTCTCTGTCTAGACCGTATAATCCCGATGATTCCGGTGTTCCGGGGGATGAAAACCTATTGACTATTACATGCTCTCGTCTCGTTCTAACGGGAGCCTCGAAGTTTACCACACCGGATATATAAGAAGACACGCCCAAACTACCGGTAAGGCCCACACCCTCAGACTCAACCAAATAGGTATTGTTACTTGAGCGGCCGTTTGTCATCACAATTTCATAGTCTTTCGAATAATTGCCCAGAACCAAAGGGCTGGTTCTCGTCTTGACGTTCCCTATGTGATAGAGCCGGCTGCCGGGGGCGCCTTTATGGAACATAGACTTTGACCCGGATGCTTGGGTTATTGTGAGGCTTGCAGCTGTTGATACTATAGAATAAGCCTCTGGTCGGTCTGCGGAACTAGTAACTCCAACCTTAACGTTTCGATGGGGCATGCCGCCCATCATATCCCTAGGCAGGAGCCCCTGTAGGGAAGTTGGCATATCCAAATTGTTTGTTATCTTAAGGTTGTGCTTAAAATTGCTAAAATCATACCCTGCCGAAGAACTATAAAAAGTAAAAGGCAATATTAAGTCAGCATCGGCATCAAGATAGTTGTCAACATCTGAAGTGTTTGTTTTCGCTACATATATCTTTTCATTTTGGGCATCGATGATGTCGTCACACTTTTTAAATTCATAAATATCATCTGATTTTATAGATATATTTTTTCCTGTTTTTATTATTTCATAAAGGGACCTTATTTTGTTCGCTTTTCTGTTGTGTCCCAAACTTAAAGTATCTTGCCTGTCAGCCGTGTACTTGTAGGGCCTTACGAGATTTCTCATTACATAATTTCTTGCGAGGGCCCATCCTGAACCTGTTACGACGGTTGTTAAAACATTTCGAATGGTTTCTCTGTCTCCAGTGCGGAGCTTTCTGTCTCTCTGCCAGAAGCAATTCATGTCTTCGTCGTTGCCCGAACCACCAGTAAAACTACTAGGAGCGTTGATGTCAGTGATACTATCCCAGTTTGAAACAGCGATCGATGTGTTTCCGGCGATGCCTGCGTTTTTTTGCTTTAATGTTATTGTTGCTCCAGATCTGGTTGCCTCGATTGTTCCGTTGTGGCCGTTGGCACTATTCACAAGAATTATAAAATTTTCGGCGGCCGCTGCGACGTTGGCGCCGGCGTTGAATTCCAATGCGCCAGAAGCGCCATAATCGTTCCTAATCACATAAGTCTTTGAAGCCCCTAGTGAATCTATGAGTGTTATAGAAGCACTATTGACATCATCAAACTCTGTATCTCCGAAAGTGAACGTGGCCGCGGCCTGAGTTGCTGGGGTACCGTGGCCGTGTTTCCAGTCATATAGCATTTCATTAATTGCTAGAAGGTTTGTGCCGGGACTTGGTGGTTTTTGTTCGAGCCTGTTATATTTGTGGTCATATTTGTTTCTCTCCAGCGCATGAGACTCCACAACATTTTCTATACCCACGTTTGAAAAAGAGGACGCTGGAATCATCTGCTCCAACAAGACCCCAATGGCAGAATCCATCCACCTATAATAACTCATGTATCTTTCGAAATCCAAATCATTGAGGACATTGGAGAAATATTTTTCCCTCAAGTGATTTAAAAGCTTATATTCTTTTCTGTATTTGTTTACCGGTTCGCCGATAACGTTATTGTATGCTTTTATGCCGGCGAGAAAGTTATAGATATCTCTAGAGACAGCCTGATACACACTCTTTTCGAATGAAAAAATCCGTGCTGTAGATTTTGATGAAAGATTTAATTTTTCATGGGCAGAGTCTTTTATTTGTATTTCATCAACCCCCTTAAAGCTGGCCATCGGCACTGTTCTGACGTGTGACACATGCTCTTCTCTCACTACTTTTGCAAGGTCTGTACTGAACCCTATCGATTTAAAATTATACTTTTGACCTGCGACTGGACCTTGAGAGGAGACCCTGTCTAGGGAACCCGATGTTTCGTCCTCCACTTCGAAGATTCCAGAGACTATCGGGACAGACAAAGCGGAAAACTGAGTCTTAAAGACAGCTGACCTCCGGTCTCGGCGGTCAGAGGAAAAGTTTTTGTAGTGTGGTCGTGAAGAGCCAAAGCTCAGCGGGTTTCGGGCCCGATGGATGATTTCCTCATCCAACAACGAATCCTCCCATGCGCTAAAATTTAAAATCGACACGTCTGTCTTGTCGATTACTGATCCTGTTATATTTGTCCTATTCGCGCCGAGGAACACTGTCTTGTTTGACTCGTTAAACTTTTCATACTTCTCTTTAGTTATAGGCGATGTGATTTGAAATGAATTGATTAAATCCTCCAACAAATAATTATAACCTGAAAAAACAAGCTCATAAGATTCATTTGCTAAATCTATAAATGGCTCACTCGTGGCCTTCCTAACTCTCACGCCTATGTTCCACCTAGAGTTATCATAAACCTTATTCATATACGGGCTATTGAGGCTAGTTGATATTATTGAAGAGTTGGATTCCAACACAAACCTTGCTTTGTCAGAATTTAAAGACTTTTTTTCTACGAAAACTGTCAAGTTTGCCCTATCTGGTGCCGTGACAGTCAAATCGTTCTTGGATCCCGAAACCTCCCTCAGCCCATAAAGAGGACACTTAATTATTTCAAGTTCGGACGTGTCCAAGGCGGGAAAAATATAACTCCCTTCGAAAGTATATTGAGCATTTGTGGTTCCTGAGCAGTGTGGTATATAAGTTGTCTCATCCGAGAGGGCTGAAGACATGTAGAGAGTTGCAGCACTGTTGTTCAGGAAGTTTACAGAATTTATTCTTGAGATGTGATGATCGCTTTTGTCCTCTTTTAAATATATTTCTGCACTTGGGCGCAGAAACATATCAGTTAAATCGGTAGTGTCTATTCCGGAAATTGAATAAATACTCCTAATTGAAGAATAGGTCCCCTTTCTCTTCATTAGATTATTAGCCTCGACGGCGCATCTTTGTGCAAATGCGTTTCTCACTTCTGACATTGTCTCAGTCTGTCTAAGGTTTTCTGTTATGCCCTCTACGGCGTCTGTGATGTTGTCAGATTTTTGAAAGAATAAATCGTGTCGAAGTCCCAAGTTCCATGCTGCTTGTTGAGATTTCCCAGCGCGGTACCCATTGGTAATTGTATTGTCTATGTCACTGTCCACACATCCTATAAAAATGTTATTACTATAGTTTATAGAACCGGTCTTATTAACTTCTTCATTTGTTATGATCTGGTTAGTTTCTTGATAGTTTGGTATCAAATCCTCTCTTGACGAATCTAAAAATATCTTTATTTCGTCAAATTCATTTGACATCAAGTGCAGCAGAATCTCGAATTCAGTAATCGATTGGGACGCGTCCATTTCTTGGCGCGCCCAGTCAGGAATGAATCGCTGAAGCATACTTTGATTTTGGTTGTCGTGTGTTTCTCCTAATAATTTTAATTCTTGCGTCAGAGAGGAAACTTCGGTGTGGGCATAATCTAATATTGGGTCGCCCGGTTCAGTATTTTGAGATTGTTCTGATAACGTTATCGCTGATAAAGGAACGCGGCATGAATCAGTGTAATTGTTTATGCGGCCGATGACGTCGTTTCCGGAGTGATCCATCACCAAACTATCAACACTTGTCCGGTTAACTGGGGATTTGTTAAATCGATAATTTAACCCCAACATGTTGTCGTATTTTGGGTCCCTTTGGTCACTTGCATATATTTTTTTATCAAAATACCTAGTTATTTGCCTGGATGTTCTGGGGCCTTTCCAGAAACGAAAATCGTCGATGGATCCTGAAAAATCACCACTTGCAGAACCGTGCGCTGCAGCGATGGTTCCTCCCAGATAACTATCAACTGCAGTCATAGAGCCGGCCGAAATGGCGTGGGTGGAATCGACATTACCGTCGACGTACATCTTTACATTTAAGTTTGTTCCTGAGTGCCAAAATTTAAGAGCATAATGATGCCATTTTGCATCTGCCACAGAAGAGTTCGTCAGATTTGCAGAGCCGATTTGTACGTTAACAGATCCCGAGGATGAAACCTTATACGTTAACCGAAAAGGACTTCCAGTTGAAGCGGATAGGGCTAGTTTTATTTGAGCTGAATTAGAGGAAGACAGTTTTCCAGGATAGGACCCCACATCGAATATTGTTTCAACTGGGTTAGAAGCCGTATTGAAACTGTCTTTTTTCATCCAAAATTCTACAGTATTCCCCTTAGTTGGATCTATACGTAGACCTGTCTCCTTGTGAGTTGATTTGCCAACAAATTCCGCCTCAGGAATTTTATTCGGTCCAGCGTAAAAATTTATATATTGACTATAATTTGCATTAAAGTGTCCCACGGCGCTGGGCCAGAGTTGTTTGTATAGTGACAAATCAACCACGGAGCCAGAGCGATGCCACTCCAAGACCTCCTCCCTTGTGCCGTCGAAGGGGTAGTAATTAATAATGTTCGACGCGGCGCCAAGGTAATACTGCTGCGCGCTTCCGAAGTGAGCAAACTGCTCCGGGGATTTAATTTTGATCGACGGCCGATAGGTTTTCGAGAATTTGTCGTAAATCTTGGCCAATGAATCAGACTCTAAATCTTTTGAGATCATCTTCTCCGATTCGTTAACCGAGTTAATTTTCTTTTGTTCCAGAAACTTTTCTCTTCGTTTGTCTTTTTTTAGTTTTTGGGGCCTATTTTTATACTCTGTCATCAGTCTACTCTAAATCTAAATTTCTCTTTCATTTCTTTGAATTTATCGTTGTCTTTAAATATAAAGCTCATCTCATATAAATAGTTTGATTCCAAAATTGACATATCTAAATCAAAGAAAGATCCACTAATATCATAAGATAGCCTAGAAAATGATTTACCAGATATGCTACCGGTCGAATATGGAATTATCTCGTGATCGTCAACTACTCTACTTATTCTGTAGTACCCTTCTCGAACATTATTCACTGGTGCACTGTTCGATGCTACAGTGTAGATGTTGGGTTTCCAATTTTTTGTACGAGTGTAAACTCTAAATGTTATGTTTTCTGACTGTGAATACGAATCCTTCATGTTAAGTACATTTGCCACATACTCCGAATTCTCGTAAAAACTGCCCAACTCGTTTTTACGGATTGAAAACCCCGAGCCGGTAAGCAGAGTAGTTGCTATGTTTGACGAGGAAGTTGACCAAATGTCAAACAAGCTGCTCTTGGCCCCGGCATATGCAAATTGCGCTTTATAAACCCCTGTCGATACCCTGCTTGCCGTTATAAACGTAGGAGAGGCCGCATTGACGCCGCCGGCTGGGGCTAAAGTCTCTGGTGTCGCGCCGGCGGAGGCGCCCAATGAAGACGAAAACAACTGAACTACCAACATGGAACCCGTATCTGGAATATCCGATAAGATACCTCTGCTTTTGTTATACAAATATATACTGTTTAAATTGTCTTTTGCAGGCGAAAGACTACTCGATGTAAAGATGCATCCGCGATCGTCGAAGATTGAACTTTCATATTGGGCCTCGATGACAGGCTTCTTGAAAAAGAACTCGCTGCCGTGGCCGAAGAATCGCTTTGTAAAATAAGATCTTTCTAAGGCGCCGTTTTCGAACGCCCCAGAGAGCCGAAGAAGTAGGCCGTAATTCGGAATCGTCCCGGCTAACCAAGCTTCGACTATGTTTGTAACATCTACGTTTAAGTCTTCATAGCCGCCACTAAAATGTGCTGTCTTTTCATATGTTAAGCTATTGTTATAATCAGACCCGGGGGTACTCCAAGGCACTGCATGACTTGAAGAAATCCAATTGCTCGCGTCCGCGTCTGAATAAGACTCCATATCTAAGCCGACCCCCTCACTCCACTCTCTCGTCAGTGGATTGATGCAAAGTTTAAAATTTTTAGGCAACGTTTCACTATGGGTGGCGTTTGACATTTTTATTTTAAAGTCCACAGAGTTTGCTGCAGGTATGCTTCCGTCAGAACGTGCTTTGGAGATCTCGTCAACTGGAAACTGTATTAAGATTCTGGATTTTTCGAGAGAGGAAGTTGTGGCCTGTGCATAAATAGAGAATACCTCTAAAATATCTGAAGCTCCCATGTTCGACAACGAGGCCGAAGTGGATAAATTCTCCTTATATGCGTCCGTGATCGTATTATCTTTTGTTGCGGTAAATCTCTTTATTGGCATTATTTAATAACCCCTGTGATATCTGATTGATTTTTTATTTCCCATATAAAGTTTTCTGGCATGTATATCATTGATCCATCGGGTGCAGTATTAGGTGCAATATCGTAGCGAACATCAGAATACCCTGTTCCGGTTTTTGTCCTAACTTGGACCCTGTTCACTCGACCTATTATTGGCATCAGGTTCAATATCCTCTCCACTTCTCCTATTGGAAATGCCTGTCCGACCTCGGGAGTAGTGAGGGATAATTCTTCAAACAAAAACTCCCTTATTCTTGGCATAGCCGTGTTGATGTCTTCTTGATCTGAAATTGTAACGTCCAGATATAAGCCTAAATTTAATATTTGTGCATCGTAAATGTCAATTGTGTCCGACATCATCTTAACAGATCCTAGCCATTTTTTTAAGTTTTCTTTTAACAAAGAACTTGCTTTTTGAAGGTTACTGGCTTCATCTTCTGATATGCAATATAAATTAAGATTTCTCCTTAATCCATTAGAATCGCGATGGACTGATGCTTTTCTGATTTTTCCAAATCTCGGCGGCATCGCATAACACATTGCTGTGATATCCTTGGATGTCACAGCTCGGCCCTGGGCTCCGATGGCTGCTTGACAAGTTAGCGCTATTTCCTTTGTTGACTGAAACCTGACCAAGCCATTAAAAGGCTCTTTATTTGTGCAAGACATGTTATTTCGAATAAAGCTCATATTGTCTTGGCCCAACTCCACCTCTTTGTCGAAAACAATTTCAGGCGAAACTATTCGATTTATTGATCCTATAGAAATATTGGAGTTATCGCTACTGTTAGAGCGGTAAGAAATAGTCAAAGTCGTATTTTGTGGTGCGACGCCATACTTATCTGATTTTAAATATTTACCAGGGACTATGACCCTGTCTGAAACATGTCGTCGTCCGGGCTTCTGAAGAAAAAAGTCTATCGGATTGGCAGGCTGATTTGATACTTTCAAGGTATCCTCGGATCCGTAGCCAAACTCTAGAATCTTTCTTGCCCCTTCTTCAAAGAACCGAAACCTTCTTGGTACCGGGATGTCTATCATCCTTTCGACCACCTCACCAGAATCTGCATTCTTGTCCCTTATTTCTTTAGTTATCGTATTTAAGCTGAGATTTGCTACTTCGTAATACCTGTTACCTTCCGTGTCTACTACATCTAGTATTTCAGTGCACGAAACGTCGGGTACCTCTACCTGTAAAAAATGATTATATTGCGCAACTTCCACTACAAATTTTTTAATTTCGCCGGCTACGCATGCTGCCTCTTTTTCAATATAATATATCAACGATCGCGTGCCGTCGTCGCTGTAGCTGGTTGATACGCTTTCGTCGGTTAAAGGATTCACTGTCACGTCCTCTAGAAGTTCCACAAACTGTCCTGATTGACTTGACATCATTGTACCCTTTAGCAAAGTATATGACCCATTGGGATCCGGAGTAACCTGATCTGATGAAACAACCATGGGCAGGCGCAATGTGACTCTCCCTTGTGGTGGTGTCTCCCCTAAAAAGATGCCGGCTCGGCGGGCGCCGTTTGTCAGGCCGACGCCTGTGCGGGCGAACTCTACGAAACCTTCGTTTGCAACAAATTGAGCATAGAAATTTAATTGCTCTCCGACCATTGCGACCAGGTCGAACATTAAGGAACCGAAACTAGTCTTACTAAAGTCTCTATAAGTCTCCGGATAATAGGTCTCCGCGCGGTTTATTATCTTCTGCTTTATTTCATCAAAAGTAACACTAGTATAGTCTGTGTTTTGTATTCCTCTATTGTTGTTTCCCATCTTAAATCTCCATTTTAAAGCATATCTATATCGCTTACTAGCGCTTCTCTTCTGTTCAACAAATCTATTCCCTGAAATCTCGTATTCTGGATATCTTCTATCTTAACACTGTCGAAAGCTGATTCGAAAATAGTTGTAATACCAACTGAACCAAGCACTGTATACGACATTAAGATTTTTACTTTATTGTTATCGATATCCTCATCCTTGTAATCAAATAAAAGATCATTCAACACCACTTGTGGCAAGTGTAGCCTAAGTTGATCGTGTATAACGGGAGCGAGAGACTGCAACTTTTCAGAATTTGGATGCTCAAAAAGATAATGCTTTAGCCCAACTCCAATTTCCGGTGACATTGGCCATTCTCCAGGACTGGTCAACAAAAGGTTTATAAAGTTTCTTTTATGAGACTCTTCTATTGATGTAATTGGAAAATAAGGCCCGTATGCCGGGTCATATTTGAGTGGAAACTGTGGCTGTTGTTGGTTTTTTATTATCCTTTTCGAGTTTCTGGATACAATATCACTTAAGACTGACACGTTGAATGCTCCTTTTTACTCTATAAATAGTATGCACCATTTATTCTTCATCGCAATCTGTGTATCTCGCGATTGGTGCCGGTGCACAATTAGGTCTCTTTAGGTTTTTATCTGATTCTAATTGTGGTGTACTGAGCGCTAGCACTGTAAACGGCGTCAAAGGGTGGCCGTAGCGCCCGAACTGACCTAGGTCGTACTTGCCCTCTGGTTTCGGTGCCCAAGCCTCATCGATACCAAGACAGGGCACTGAAAATGCGACACTAAGGTCTAACATTGGCAAGTTCCCAGAAAACGCATACGTCAAGGTTTTTGCAAGAGTTATACCCAACGGCTTGGCGTTAAGAGCCATCAAGTGTGCCAAGGAACCAAGCATGTCCACTAAACCAGTATGTATTATGGGTGCGTATCTGCCTTGATTGGCGCCTCGCCGGCCTTCACGGCCGTCGGGCAGCCAAAGGCCGTTAACTAGGCCGTCGTTGAGAGTTTCCAGTTTTAGACCTTCCCAGTCTAGATTTCTAATGTCGCAATTTAAGTAATGTGTTCTCATCTCTTTGTAAGCGGGATCTATAATATTCGCGACGCCTCGGAACAGAATTGATGGCAACTCTTTTATAAGCTTCCATAAATCTTTTATAAATTTCTCAAAAAACTCCTTACTTGGTAACGGAAAATCAAAACAATCGGCCGCTTCTGGATGGGAGGGCCAGTTGTTTTTCATTATATTACGGAAATCAGCAGCTGTCAAAGGAATCAATTGATCTCTTTGGGAAGTTGGAGTTGATACGATCGTTGCCATAAAAGCAATTGCTGCTTTAGTCGGAGAGAACAAGGATGGCAACCCATTGTACCCAGACAGAACTGCCGTCGCAAAAATTGAATTTATTGTCATATATCTTCGTATGGGGAATACATGATCGAAAATGTTCTTGAATTCCTCTTTTTCCGTCAATCTAGTGAACATGTACGTCTGATGACGAAACAGGCCGGTGCCGGGTTGGCCCGAGAAGACAGAAGAGCAAGTTTCCAAATCTATTATCCTCTCTTCTTCCACTAGCGGTATTTGCACTATCTTGTCAAAATTCGCCAGATGGGACTCAAAGCCGGCGTTCCGCAGGCGAGTGGGTTGAAAGTCTCCCTCTCCTGCGTCGGCGCCGACGGCCACTAGAAAAGATTTTTGTTCAACTGATTTTTCATAAATATTTGGATAATTACCCTCCAGATACCGGATCAAGGTTCCGTTTTGAAAGCGACCAACTAGTCGAACTCCATGAACAAAGTTTGAATCTTCTATTATTTGTTTGTATTCCAAGTTACCAAAGCCCGCGGACATGACCTTTATCAGTGAATCAAAGGCCCAAACTGGAAAACAGATTTCTTTCTCTTCGGGCGATTCAATGAGGTAGACAGCCCGCATGAAGTCGGGGTGGTTGGGGTTGACACCGAGAAGGTTCTCTCTTCGTAATCTGTCAGCCCTTGATAAAATATCCGGATTTAAGATTTCTCCTGAAACTTTCACATAATCTTCTAATTTAAAATGTTTACTTGAGCGATCAAAGCGCTCCGAAATCACCGGCAGAAGTATCCTCTCTACGTCGTCCGTACTGATTTCGTCAAAGTATTCTGAATCTGATACAAGCTCTTTAACTCCTCCTATGGCTTTTTCAAAATACCAATTGTAAAAATCCACTTCTTTCCGGTCAAAATTAAATGCTTGTTTTGAATAGTCTGGAAATTTCACAATTTCCTGCTCTACTAGTTTTTTTAAGGCAATATTTGGGTTCGTTATTCCAACTGTTTTCTCAATTATTTTTTTCCATGTAAATCTAAAAAAACTGGAACTCTCCAACTCCGTCTTAACATGCTCTACAACATACTCTACAAACAGCGGATCTGATACAATTGGCTCAATATCCCAGGAGGAATAGGCTAGGCCACCTTTTAGTAAGGTATCCAATAAACATACACGCACGAAAGCTTTCATGCTAATTTTCTGCATGGCAATATCGATTGGCCCAGGGTCGTCAAAATCACGCTTTTCAGGTGAGTTCTCCGGCTTAGCGGTCTCTTTCATTATTTCTAAATGAGTCTCTTGCAATATTACCTTATCAAATGCAAGAGAAGCTGCTTCCACTAAGCCATATCGATTAGTAACACATTCTTTTTCGTCATCATAGATCGGTTTGGCGGAAATTCTTCGATCAAGCTCTTCGGCATATGAAATATCGAACAGTCGCGAGCCTTTAACTTCATCCAGTAGGGATGACATAATTTCTTCCTGCTTACTTTCATATAAATCCTTATACAACAATTCTTGCAACTCGCGCTGGGCGCCGGGCCTTCTAGACTCCGGAGCGGCCGTGCCCAAAGAGCTTTCTATTTTTTGCATTATAATTTGTGCGAAGGCTTCCCTTTTAGAATAATAGCTTTCCGGGTTGTCGCCCTGGTGCAGTACGCCGCGGGGGTTGCCGCTGCCCGGGTGGATGGCCAGAGGGTGATTCCTGCGTGTTAAAGATCTAGGCAAGCTTTCGCAAAATTTAAAAGTTTTTGTTTTTGCCTCGCTAGATTGATGCAAGTGAAAGTCGCTACTAACTGTCACACTATAACTCTCTAACCCTGTTTCGGCCGGGAACTCCCTGTATTCGACTTTTGGCTTATATAGACCGAGCTCTATGAACAATTCTGTTACATTGTGGTGCGGAAAATTAATTATTTTAGATTTTTTCATAATTTTGTCCAACATCAAAAGGTGCTTCGGGGTTACGGACATGGGCCGTAATCGGAAATATTCTACTAAAGTATTCGTCAGTTTACCGAGACGTTCGTTGATCATTTTCATTAGCTCCGGGTGGTTCCTTTGCGACTGTCTGAAAGCTGAAGCGAAGGCTATATTTCTGAAGTGATTAACGCCCTCGTCCCACTCGGCTTTAGTCTGGGCACCAGAATTAGAAAGGAGTCTTGTTCTGCGGCCTTCGCGGCCGCCGGTTGGGCGCCCGGAGTCGGGGTTGGGGTTGAGATCACCAGTTACGCGATGGACAATTTCTTCAAAGACTTCTAAGGTCGAACGAAGGCGGTTGTTGGGTTGAACCAACGGATCGTTTAAGCTAGCTGCGATCCAAGGATGCTCATCCAGTCCTGATTTTATGTCGTTCACGTGTGAGCCATAAGTTCCGAAATACTCATGCGAGAGCTGTGCCTCTCTATGATAAATACCAAACTCCACTGAATCGAGCCAAGATAATAATTCGCTTGTTGTACTTTCAATATTTTCTTTTTTCCACATCTCTTCTTCGTATCGAAATCGTTTCAGAATAGCCACCGCGGCGAAGGATTCCATCAAGGTAGTCTTCGCATTCTCCCCTTCGCCATATTGGTCCAACGAGTGCACGACTTCTTCTGAAAATCCTGCGGCGATCAAAGCCTCTGCCTCTTCCTGACCATCGAAATCGATGTCACATCGGATGCAGTGCTCCTCCTCAGGACCCGCGGCCCGGGTACGTAATTGCTCAAGCAACCCATCCGGCTCCCAGGCGTGAATGCATTTAAGTTTCTTTTTAAATGTGTCTTTGCCTGCGATGTCCCAAAACTCTAACTGAGGCGCTTCACTGAAGAGCTCCAAAGGAATTGCGGAAAGCACAAACTCGTCCTGTGTCTCAGGGTCTGTAATCGAGTCATAATATTCTTCATAGGACACCCTTTCACAGCCCGAATAGTTGGCGCCTTCGGTGAAGAACGCGTTGGCCGAGCGATTAGTGTGAGTATAATTATTGTAGACACCTCTAAAGGAACCGCCCCTAAGATACAATTCGCCGGCGTCGTCCGTAAATTTACCGGCGGCCCAATATGCAGTAGGTTCTCTTGCTATTAGTGCATCAAGAGGTCCGCCGTAAGACCGCGGCACGTGAGCCACGAAACTAGGATGGCCTGGGGTGACTCTATTTTTTACAAACACCTTGTGGCTTCCTGGTCTCGTCGTTAAAGGGACATCTTCGGTTTCGTAAAGGGTGTATAGATGCATCGCGTTGTGCCAGTTGACATCTGCAGGTTTCACGGCGCGTTCGAGCGCTGATGTAAATATGTCTGTTGTGAGTCTTGTAAAATTCTCCAAAAGTTCCAAAACAACCAAAGAACGAAAGACTGAATCGTGAGCTATTCCAGATTCTTGTTGGGGGGTTATGAAATAGTCTATAAATCTCTGCTCTGTAATGTAAAGCGGGGCATACGGATTAGGAAGAGTTTTATACTGTCCACCGACTCGGCCGGGTGGTTCTGGGTCTGCATCAATCTGATTTTTAATTTCAAACTCTGTTATAAGCGCAGTGATGTCTGCGATAGTATCATCAATATTAGTTATCCTGAAGCCTCTCATCCACTCTAAAAATTCTCTCTGATTTTCGTCACTCATCTCTCGCCATTTATCATGTCTCAATTGGGAAATATCGACATCGAAAGACAATCCCGGTGGGCGGCCCCAGGGACCATATTCCATCCGATCTAGATATGGACTTCCAAGCACCCGGTCGACACCCGGGACCCCTTTGGAGTTCGCTTGCGCGTACTGGAGGAAATTAAGATATGGCATCCCCTCGTCAGTAGTCGGGTCGACCGATGTGTGAAGTTCGGGCGGGATATTCTCTCTTATAGCGTTAAACAAATCAACAGCTTTAATGTTCTCCACGGCATAATAGAGCCACGGAACCATTGCCGAATGGAACCAGTCCTCCATGTGCATGAAGGGTTCCAGGGCCCTTCGTAAATCGAAGCCGTCGGATTCGCCGCCGGCGGTGGTCCAGGCATTTAACATGGATGCATAAAACACAGGATCCTGGGCTGCCACTTCGAAGATATCAGTGCCGCCCAATTGGAGGATAAACGCACCGAGGCCCAAGGGATCTAATGCTGCGAGATTGTCCATGAAACGGGCATACATCAAGCAATCTTGAAAAAAAATACCGTCGCGATCTAAAAGGATTTTAAGACTCTCACGGACAACAACAGAAGAATCCTCTGTTTGGCCGAGATACTCTTGGTTTCTAACTCCAGCTGCGCTTTGGAGCTGTTGGAAAAATGGGTCCACCCAGCGCGTTGGGTTGAGGTCCTGATAATCGCGGCCTGTTGCCGATTTGTGTCTAGACCAATAATTATGCATTGAGCCTTTAATCATGGCTAGCAACACACCGGTGTCACCATGGTATTTCCATTCAAAATGGTTTTGAGTGAGAAAATCCGCATATTCTCCGGCGGGCCCGAGCTTATCTACAGGAAAATATCTGCGGCTTCGGCCTCCGCCGGCGTTGGAAACGCGAACCTTAAGGGATATACTATTCGATGGTGTGGGCCACGAACCAGGACCACGTGGATCTGGGCCATGGATAAATTGTTTATGGCCCCCGGGGTACCATTTGCGAAGTTCATGGAAGTCTTTTCCTCTCGGGACAAAAAAGCCACGGTGATTTTCGATTAGTTCTCTCAATTTTGCACACTTTCGATGCAACACAGCGCCTTTATTTACTAGGTCCTGGGCTTTTTCAGTTGTGACTTCCTCAAAGCCAGAACCTAGAATGTAGCGAGCATAAGACTGAAATGCTGGCGCTTGGCTTTCCAAACTTGCAACATATGAGGATAATTGCGTTAACGAAGCTTCAAACTCCAAAGACTGTCTATCAGAAAACGAGTCTGTACCAGCTTGAGGTTCGGTTGGTAGATCTATTGACAGCGCCGGAACATAGGCATCTAAAGCGCTGACATAAGAATCTTTTGCTCCTGAAAAACAATTGCGAATCGTATTATCCAACTCTTTTTTCAAAAAGTCTGGATAATCAGATACAATAGCATTTGGATTACCGGGACCATAGGGATTAGGAATCAAGTTTCCAACATTGTTTCCAGACAAGGCCCTTAAATCATCCTGTTTTTTGTCCATTTCGTCTTTTGCCATTTGTACAACTTTTTCGATCTCCTCATCTGAAAGCGATGAATCCCCTGTTTGGAGTCGATTTCTAATATCTGATAAGTAATCCGAAATTTCTACACAATTTTTAGAAATCGGCAAAGTGTCTGATTTTTGTAATTCTTCACATATGCCACTTGGCAGCAAGGTTCCAATTAAATCAAAATAGTTTAATATATCACCTTCGGATACCAAGTCGCCATGAAGATTATTTTTCTCTAAAAGACGACGGACCATGAGCATACTCGCGTTATCAAGGGGCTTGCCTGACAACAGCCTACATAATTCCTGGCCAGTTGTTATGTTTGCGATATCTTCGAAGAAGTTTTTAGCTTCTTCTTTCTTTGCGGGGGCGATGCCGATATCTGCTAGAGATGCAGCAAGAGCCTGAGCTACGGCTGGGTTTCCAGACAAAGATCCGGCCGCGATGAAATCTCTAAGCTGTTCTTCACAAAACGGAATTGCTAATTTATCGATCAGTGCTCGGACAAAGGAACACGCGAGTCGAGTTAAAATTTGTTTTATATTATCCCGCAAGAATTTAATCATGGCGCCATACCATCCTAGAATAGGTATTTTTGGAAATGGGGGCAAATAAAAACTTGGAAGTTTTATGTTGAAGTTAGGTAACCTAATACATTTCAACCAATCACACAGCAACGATGCTAGATCTAGCTTATCAAAGAATTCTTTATACAAGTCCTCTAACGTGCACATGTCTCCCATAGCGCGCAGCGCTGCCTCTTCATCAAAAGTATCATTAAAAGAACTTTCCCAATTCTTAGCGGACTGATCCCAGTACTCACTAGCTGGGTCGACAAACTGATCTTTTTTAATTTTTGCCCATGTGGGCCCCGAAGGGTCTCCGGGGGGAGCCTTTACTTGTAGGCCGGTCGTGAATTTTGCAATATACGAAGATGCTTGTCTTTTCTCGAAATTAAAACCCAAATCTTTACATGAGCCGCGGCCATCGTCAAATACAGATATGATCTCGTTCGGTCGGTCGGTCAACAGGCCTGTCATTTCATAAATATTACTTATATAGTTAATTGTGCGCGGGCGCGAAAGGACTTCAGACTTGCCTAGCTTAGTATTCAACTCTGATGCAGAAGCACCTGGGGTGGTATTTACTGGGCTTAGCAAATCAAAGGCACCCAGCCTTACCTCCCCGATATTTTTACCACCTGCAAAAGGCCAATATTGTCCACCAATTTTTACATCATTTGGCAAATATATTGCGAGTTCAATTATTTTCTTGCCATATTTTGGGCCCATGAAATTCTTCTGACCCTTTGGCTCCACGAAAAGAAAGGTCAGAAACATTTCAGTTTTTTCCGGGTTGTCCTCCATGTATTTGGAGACTTTGGGGCCCCAGTGTTTTTCGGCAGTGGAGAGCATCATATCCTTGAATTCTGAAAAGAATTTCTTCATCAGCCCGGATTCCTCTTTTGCGTTAAATTTGCTTCCTTTTTTGAAAGTTATTGCTTCAGAGGCAATAATATCTGCCGATTCTTGCAGATCTTTTATTATAATGTTGATCCTTTCCTCTAACTCTTTAAGGGTTATAGTGATCCCGTCAACTTTCGATCTACCCTTCGCGTCTTTTTTGCTTAATTCTTTATTCGAATCGTTGGCAACACTATTAAAATACTCAGCATCAGTATCAGCCCAGCCAAGCTTTTGAAACGCCGCGGTGGCGCCATCGCCGAGTTTAGTCAAAACCATCCTTGTATATTCGTAATCTGAGGCGCCAGCTAGGTCCAGGCCCAGAAGTTGCTTCATGGCCGCGTTGAGATCAAAGGGTCCATGAGTTCCCAAATCAATCGTGGGGCCTCCATGCAGGCCAGACTGAATACGTTCTTCACTCTGAAACTCTTCTCTTAATTTTCTAACTATTTCTCGGCGCTTTTTGCGTGCGTGGATTCTATTTTCTTCTCTGTTTCTTATAGTTTCAGAAATATCACCGGAAAAACAATCTTCATCCAGTGAGGCCGGGGTTGGCTCTATTGAGCTTTCTACACTCTCTGGCTGTAGTACTGGTAGGCCGCGGGAGATAGTGTCAAGTTTTCTAGAACTTATCTCAAATAAGGCCCGGTATCGTTGGCCAGTCCTGAGAGATGGAGTTTTGTACTCTACAAATTTAATCAGTGGTGGCTCGTTTCCAAAATCATCTATAACGCGAAAGGATTCGATCAACGTCGCGGGAGTTTGCATTTCTGGCAAGTCTTCCCTCAGTGTCCCCTGGGCTGTTCCAAGTACCCAAAAACTTTCTATTTTATCCTCAAAAGTTATGTCTTGCTGATATTCCTCTTTTAGTGTGTCAATCTTCTCCTGAATTGTTTGGATTCTCAACGTCTCGTTTTGAGAATTAGTGAAATTCTTTATTGACGAGATTTCACTTTCTGCTTGTTCTATTTTTTCCTTCAGGAGAATAAACCTTGTTATGTTTTCCTTAATATTTACCGTCGAGTCTGATGGATAAAACCCCGCATGTTTAGGTGCTGGAGGTGTATCAGAACCAAACCAAGTTGTCATCTCGAAACTGTCACTAACTGGCAAGTACCATACATTTGTTTTGTTGTTTTTTTTCAAGACCTCGTCGATTGCTTGCTCTTCTAGTCTTCTTATTGTGTCTTCATCGAAAAGAGGCAGCGGGCCTTGGTCCGAGAGTAAAAATTCTGTTTCTAAGTAATAGCCCGTTTTGTCGTCGTTTATATAAAAAGGATCTGAGGTTGTGAATGGATCGGGATAAAACACCCTCCTAAGACCCTCGTCTGACAAAGCTGCAGACTGGTTAGATGATGCTAGTTCGTCCAGGCGGCTATTTTCAATCGTCGCTTTTGTAGAAACATATAGGATGCTCTTATTTTCTTTTAATGTTTGATATTCTATTGATCCGTACGGAAATATCGAAGATCCTTGACTTATCCATATTTGGCTGCTTGGTACTATTTCCAAATACTTACGTAAGTCGGCAGCATCGTTGTACTTTATGGACCCAGGAATGAAGCCCACCTGAGAGAGATCTTCTGTTGTTTGCCCCAATTGGCCGGTTTGAAACTCGGTCATCAATACCTGAGGTATAATATCTGGAACCGATTCTGATCCAAGAAGTAGTTGAAACACTTCTGTGTGAATATACCCAGTATTTGAGATTGTTGTGTGCGGCAACCACCCATGTAAGATTGCTAAAGTAGCCTCCCCTATTCTTCCGAGCTCCTGGTCGTACAAAACTTTCATGGCAGTCATCTGTTGCAATATTGCTCTATTGTAATTCGCCTGATCACTTTCGAGTACCGGGGAATAGTTCTCCCCCACTGCATTAATTAAATTTTTAACGCCATATTTTTCAAACAAATAGCAAAGAATTAAAAATTGGTTTTTTGATTGATAGTTTGTCAGCACTGATTCTAAATTTGAATCAAAGGCGGCGGCTTGGTCTGCAGAAATTGGGCGGCCGGATGAGCAATCAAACCACCCATTTTCGTCCCCAGGGACAGAAACGTCACGATTGAGTTGCTCCGATCTTTGAAAATTTTCTGCAGTGGTCAATATCACTCCAAGGGCCACTTTTATAGCTAGAATATCTTTTCCGGTTTCTCCGAACATACGACGTGTAAAAGAAATAGTCCCCTCATCGGTGCTGATTTCTATTTTAAATGGTGGTGCTTGGTTCGACATCTCTCTTGATAATCCTTTAGTTTAGTGTTACATGCTTGCTTGCAATACAGGCCTGTCCCTCATCTGATATATAGTTTTGTTTAATAAATTCAAGATTTCCCATTTTCATTGCGTTAATTTGAGTCAGCTGAGTTGCAAAAGATATCTGAAGCATCATGTTGCGAGCTTGGGCGATTGGATCAGAGGTCGACATGCCGGTGGCAGTTCCATAAATTGAACTGGCAAATCTTTCATTCATTTGCTTTTGTTCCAGAATAACGTTATTCAAAACCTCTAATGTCTGATGCATCGAATCCACCATCGAATCTATACATTTTTTTAATTCGTTGTATCTTACTGCTGGAGTCGAAGGGCGTACATTCTTGCTTTGGCCATTGCCAATCACGAGATGTATCCTACCTTGCTCATTTATTTTATTGTTGTTCGAGTCATGATCAGTCAAAGGGTCACCTCCAGCAACAATATAGATGTCTCTTCTAGAATGTAATCTTAATTTATCTGCCTTCATCATGATAGCGCTACAGGGGCCTTTGTCCTCATACAAAGGGCTTGAAACCTTATTATGTGCAAGATTAACTTTTGCCTTTTTTATGCCAAAATACTCATCGATTTGACACATTTGAGAAATATATATGCGCGCTGCGTCTAATATGTAACCAGGATGAGAGCCTACCGTTAGCTTGTCATTCAGGGTATCCGGTTTTCTTGTTTTATATAAAGGCGGGAGGCCTTGTGGGTAAACTCCATGAAGCGCCTTCTTGAGTGCGAAGGGTGCGCCGCGGCCGACGACGATGTCGATGGCGCCGGCGCCCATATGGTCTGAGTAGCCTGACACATGGCTGGTCTGCAAAGTGCCGTTGCCTGGGTCTTCTTCCGACCCATAAGGCACTATGGACCGCGGGGGGCCGAAAGGGTTTCTATCGCGGCCGAGGAGGATCATAGTATTATTATCTATTGTTGGCTTTATGAGCAGGTCACCCTTTCTTTCAGGATAAGCCGGAACAGGCTCCTCAAGAGAACGAGTGCCGCGGCCGTCGTTTGAAGTTAGTGGTACGTGGTGGCGAAGCGTTTTATCCACGATAAAAATCTCCGTGAAAACCTTTAAGAACTCCAGTGTGTAACGAGTCGAAATCCTCAGTATAGACAACATCTACATATTGCCATACACTTGGCGGGGCCGAGGATTCTACGTACTTATAAAAAATTGGATGCATAATGATTTTTTGAAACTCCTTATACAAACTCGGATAGATTTTTTGCATAGAGTCCTTTCTTTTGTTGCTATAATCAGTATATATTTTTTCAAACTCTTCGTTTGATTGTTCTTCCATCTTTACTGGCTCATTTGAGCCATTGTATAAACTCAAGTAAGTGTTGACTGTTTCGTAATCGGGGAAAGGTAAGATCCCTGAAACCTCTGGTATATAGCAGTGCGCCTTTATTATTGACGCGTCTCTTTTCGGCGTAATAACTTTTCCTGACTTTTGGACAACGCTCTTGTAAAAAGAGCTTTCTTCTGGAAACTTTTTTTTAAAATTTGTTATACTCATATCACTGGCGCTTAAAACTATTCCTCCAAATACGCTACTCTTTTTAGACGAGGACGCCTCTCTCTTTTTTATCCATCTGACAGAATTGACTAAATGTTGAATGGGCGTAATAGTCGGATCATCGTTCAGTACCGCGGTTTGTTTTGAAGTATTTGAACTTTGGTTTCGTATTTTAGTTGGGCCGGTCATCCTCTGTTTCCTTTGAGTTTATTAAATCGAACAGCTCCTGTTTATCTTCTTCTGTTATGTTCTCAGATTTTGTTTGTTTTTTTTGAACCAGGGAAGCGATCTTAACTAACTGTTCGTTTGATCTTTGCAATGTCTCCAAATATTTGGCCGCGATTAGACCGAACTCGCGGTGGCGGTCGTCGCCAGTGTGCATAAATTTCATCAAACTTACAAGAAGTGTTTGAGTCGCGGCCCTGTCATCAGTTATGTTTTTCGTAGCCTTTTCAATGAAGCTGTCTAGATCATTTGTTTTTTTCTTCATAAAATAATTAGAAAATAATAAATTTTATTACTTATTCCACTTTGTTTTAAAAAGTCTATATTTTTCTCGTAATTTATTTAAATTATTTACCACCTGCTTTGTATTCAAGCCGGTTAACTCCCTAAGGTAGAGATATACTGCCTTCTTGTTAAATATCTCTATGTCATCAATATTGTGCAATAAGACCTTTACGGCCTCAAGTACTGCTTTTTCATTCGGCTTTAGGTTCCCCGTATCCCACTTGTCAACTTGCTCAAGTAAACAGAGCCAAAACTCAGCCTCTTCTCTCTGGTTAACGTATTCGAGTATTCCACCTGAGGCGCCAAGAGAGTCTGATCCGCCATTCTGAACTATATTCTCATAAGATACTTCTCTTCGAAGTTTCTTTGAATTCTTTTTCACCTTATGGATAAACCAATTTTTTGTAACTACTGAAAAATATGAAAATGCTTTTGATCCCTTTTTCGGATCATATTTATCTAATATCGTTGTTAACCAAATCTTACAATCGTCTCTTAAATAATCTATATTTGGCAGATTATTGAATTTATAAGTAAAAATAATTTTGTTAACCATCTCATCAAAAGCCGGCTGTATTAAAGATATATACAAGCTTGACTTTTCCTGTCTACTAGGCGATGTGGCATATTTTACAATTGCGTCTTCATGGACTTTTGTAAAATAATTGTTTTTAGTCTTCTTTCGGCGGCGTTTCTGCAAATTCTGTTTCCTCGTTTAGTATTAAATCTATCTCTTGTAAATTTTGTGACAATTCCTTGGCATGATCAATTAGTGATTTCAATGTGTCATCTCCGTAAAACATTTCCATTTCGTAAACCGTGGAAAGATGAGACTCAAAATTTCGCGTCATCTCCATCACGACTTGGACTTCTTCATTCATATTCGCTACGATTTTTAATAACCATCTTATATAAAGAAACGTTAAAACGTTCAATAAGCCGCTAGCGCAAAATAACCAAAACCACATATTATAGCTCCCTCGATTTCAAATCTTTTTTCTCTTGTTTTATCTCTTTCTTTGCATCTTCTATATATTCGCCAACAATATGACCTGGGCGGTGAGCGGTGAGCGGGGCCGTTATAGACTCCTGCATACTTGGGATGCGAAAGACACTTTCTGATCTGCATCTAGTGCACGTCTGCGAATCGAATGACATAGAGTGCCATGATTCAAAACAAAAACCACAGGCGTTGCATTTATAGCAATACAACGGCATCAGTCAGAACCCGAAGTGTTTTGCATCTCTGGTTCAAAAAGATCGTTATCTAGTTTAAAACTTGGAGGGTTCAGAACTTTAAGACATTCGTCTTCATCCACTTGAAAATTAAAATCTTTCAATATTGGAACTATGTCTGTTTGCTCTAATAGGGATTTTTGTAGTGCCATCATAAGTGCACCCATTGCTTGATTTGATAGTTTCATTTTATTTCTCCTTTTTTTACCATCTGAATTTTTTTTTATAAAAATTTACTATTTCATATATTTGTTCATTAAATTTTTTAGTTGGTGACCACCCGAGTGATCTGAGCTTTTGATCGTCCAAGGCATACCTAACATCTTGACCTGGGCGTTTATGACCCAGGTTCACACAGGACTCCCAGTCCAGTGAACTATCATATGACTCGATAATTTTTCTCACTGTCTTTATATTTTTTTGCTCAAACCCTCCAGATATATTATATATTTCATTTCGCGGTGAGCATTCTATAATCTTCAATATGGCGCGAGATGTATCTTCCACATGCAACCAGTTTCGAACGGGCGTCCCTTTATCGTGAAGTCTTATTTTTTTGCCGCGCTGGAGCAGTTTTACGACGAGTGGTATTAATTTTTCTGGGTATTGATATAGGCCGTAATTATTTGTTGGTCTAACTATTATATATTCTATATTGTATGTCCGGGCCCAGGAAGTTATCAGCAAATCAGAAGCTGCCTTTGATGCTGAATATGGGTTACTAGGGTTCATGAAGTCACCTTCTAGATGACACCCAGAGGTAATATCCCCGTAAACCTCGTCAGTACTAAAATGCAACAGCACTGGTTTAGTACATATATTATCTGGTTTCTTCCTTATTAAGTCTAAGATGTTTTGTGTACCTAATATATTTGTACGAATGAACGCTGTGCTGCTCTCAATACTATTACCAACATGGGTCTCGGCGGCGGTGTTAATGATATAATCGCAATCAGGAATTGAGTCAATATCACAGATATCGGCTTTCTGAAAAGTGAAATTTTCATCCTTTTCGAACTCTCCTAACAGTTCGACATTTGCAGCATAGGTTATTTTGTCGATTCCGAATACCTTGTATCCCTTTTTTAAACAGTCTCTTGTTACCTGCGAACCGATGAAGCCTAAGCATCCAGTTATTGTTACTAACTTCATATCAATCCCCCTTTTGAATCCTGTAAGAATCCGAATCAAAATGTTGAGTTGAAAACTCAAAAAGCTCTGTATCTTCGAGAGCCAGCATTTGATGCTTTAAACCCCTATAGACGTGAAAGTTGTCTCCCCTCTCCAAAGTAATCTCTTTTGCTGTCTCTAGTGACTCATCGTCCGAATATCTCACTAGCAATTTTCCTGATTGTACATAAAACACTTCATCTTTTAATTTGTGATAATGCCATGAACACTTTTTCCCTTTTGCGAAAAATAATAACTTTCCACAATATTCCGGACAATTTACTATCCACTTCTCGAAGCCCCAACCCTTTGGCACAAATTTAATCTTTAAAGAATTGCTCATCACTGATTCCTTTATCGTCTATATATATATCTCCGGAGGGTTTCCCTAAGAACAGCTCGTGAAACTTAACGCCCCAAGCTTGCAGCTGGTGCAAGGTCATCTCATAGAAGAGACACTGGGCCTCATGGGCGTTATTATCTGTTCTTCCCATTCCTCTTGCAGTAAGAAAGATTATATGGTTGCCCTGATCGTAGAGTTCGTTTATTTTCTCTATTCTTTTCAAAAAGGGTTCTGCTTTCTTATATTTCCCAAAAGTATTGGAGCAAATTGTCCCATCAATATCAAATACGTATTTCATTGTTTAAGATTCTTGTTGTAGAGTACTCCCCTATTCTATCAAAAAAAACAACTTTTTTTACTACTTTTTCTCCTATAATGGTTTTATTTTTCCAGTCTGATCCGATAACCATGATATCTATTTGTTGTTTTAATAAATGAGAGACAAGCTCTTTGTCTGTTGAGTATTCGACAACTTTGTCGACGGATCGGAGCTCCTGGAGGAGAAATTTTCTATCTTTCTTACAATTAAATGGACGTGTGGGGCCCTTGGCCACTTTAATTCTCTCATCCGTGTCTATCCCCACGGTGAGGTGGTTACCTAGGGATTTAGCAAACCTTAAAAGCTCTATGTGCCCAACGTGCAATACATCAAAACAGCCATTAACCCAAATATTAATAGTTTGCATACCAAGGCTCGTCGATCATATTATATACTTTTACCATTTGTTTAATTCCGTCATCTAGATTATAATCACAAACAAAACCTTTGTCATATATTTTTTGACTACTGACTACATAATCTCTTTTATCCGGATCGGTTGTAAACTCGGCTTTTATAATTTCTAATTGAGTGTGCTTCTTTATTGTTTCAGCTAGTTGAAGTTTGTTCATGTTTACCTTGTCGTTTCCAACGTTAAAAGTATCGTTCTTGAAGCTTTCCCAATTTTCCAAAACTTGGGTGAAGGCTTTGCATACGTCCCAAATATGAACGTAATTTCTCATGAACTCACATTCATACAATACAATAACCTTATCCCTTACCGCTCTCAAGACAAAATTATTAACCAAAAGGTCTGTCCTG